TACTTCCCGCAAAGTCAGTTCCAGGATATACACTTTGGTCTTCCAAGCTGGCTCTGAACTGACATCTTAAATCAAATAATGGCGGTTGGTTTCGTGTTAGCTTTGACTGTCCAACTTTCCATTCTTCAGTGTTCCAGTATAAGTCTTGATTAACATATGTTGTACGATTTGCATCAGTTAATGCATTTAGTATTAATATAGTGTCAAAATCAGTAACTGCTGAAGTTGTATAGGCAGTTGATGTTATAGTATGAATTTCTTTAATGCCAGGAACAACAAAGGTTTGGCCTTCAGATAAATTTACAAACTCAGATACATCATCCAATACAAAGTCAATCGGCCCTTTCCAAATGTCAATATCAGAAGGCTGGTTATCAATTGTGTGTGCAAATAATCTTAATTGTGACTTAAACTCAATAATGGGACGTTTTGCTTTTCTATCCTGGCTCAATATATCAACTGTTGATGTTTGTGTAAGTTTGCATACTTCATCTAGCGTAGTTATATGTACCCAATGGTTCAATCTACTCCAGGCAGTAGCTTTTGGATCGTGAGCATCTATTACAATATATTCTTTTAGTTCACTAAGTTTGTACTCAATATCATAATTCTCAGTATCCCATCCTTGCAAATGATTTTCCACCAAATACTTCTGTGAGGCAGATAAGTTATCTGGAATAAACTGAACAACGTTGCCGTTTGTGTCAATCTCGGCATCCACTAATGTAATTAAGTCTATACGGTTACCTGAATCTGTAATACTTGTTAAAAATACACGATAGCTGTCCAAGTACCAAGTATTTTTAAACCATTTCTTTTCTTCAACATTATATGTAATTACATCTCCAGCGACCAGATCAATTGGACCGTTTCCAAAGTCATAAGTTCCGTCATCAATTACATTGTATGATGTCCACACTCTTGCATCCGGATCATTTAACGCAGCTGTGTCATCAGATAATGCTGGAAGCCCGGTTAGTGGACTGAAGTCACCAACTGTACCAACGTTTCCATAATTCCAACTTTGATCAAAAACAACAATTTTTTTATCTTGCACTGGTTCTTTTATTTGAGTGTCAGCATTTAAAAATCTTATATGTATACTGCGGTTAGGATTAGACAGCGGAGTTGCATTAAAGTTAATTATTTTTTCTCTTGCTGTGTCAAAAACTAAATTATCTTGCGAGTATGTAATGGTATCAACATCGTCCCAATAATCCGCAATAACTTGACTGTTAGGTGCCTTGTCAGTCCAAATAATTTTTCCACTGGTGTCTTTATATAAACGTAATTTAATACGCTCTCCAACACCAGTTACGATATACGTTTTACCATCAACAATACCATATCCAGATTCAAACTTAATAAGCATGCCGTTTTGTAATTCAAAAGAATAATTATCATCACTAAAGTTGTATAAAATATTTCCATTAATGTTATTAATAACGTCTGGATTTTCAACACCAGTGTTTATACTCTCAATTACTGGCATTTCAGTAGTCCAATAATATTGATTATAATTAATAAATTTATCAACATCAATTGGCGGATTAAAAACATAACCTTGTGTGTTATATCCGCTATTGTAATTGTATGTGTCAAAGTCCAAATTAATTCTGTTGGAAATATCTTCTACACTAATAAGAGTGTCTAATTCTCCTGCGCTGTCACGAGTAACGATTGCTGGTTCTAGTTGAAGTCTTGATCTAAGTTGCTCGCTACTATCAGGCAAAAATCCATCTAGTATAGTTCTATGCTTGCCGCTTTTGCTACCAACCCAATCAGCCATTACATCCAAGTCAGCTTTGGATATCATCTGATCAAAAGAAGCATCTAACCATTTCTGGTTAATTGGTGTCTGGAAAGTTTGTGGTAAATATTCACTACTTTTTACATACTGTGTTTTGTATTCTCCAGAACGCTTTTTTCTTTCGACTTTCTTTGGATTTTTTGATTCATAATCACTCATGTTGTTGTGCCTTTACTGACTTCTAATATTAGCTGCTGTGATATTATCAATAATATCAATGTTATCTATGCTCACGTCGGGAATTAATAACTCGTCTCCCAAAGGTGTGATCTGAAACAAATCTCCAAACGAACCTTCAGAACCATATGGTACAATTACAAAACTACTCAATGATCCTGACAAGTCTTTGTGTACTTGTGCAGCTAACTCTGTAAAATAAAATGTTTCTCCAAAGTCCCAATTTTCGATACTAAAGAAGTTTTCAATACTTTTAACTATCAAACTCTTTAACTCATTATCAGTAATTCTAGTATTTTGTACTTTGATTGCTCTAAACTTTGCTTGCAGTTCACTTGGTGCTTTATTACCAAACAATACTTTGTATTTAACTGGGCGATAAATTATAGTATCGCTCATTGCTTTTTTTGTATTAACTTCTTTAAACTGTTGATTCAAATCAGTAACTGTTGGAGGCAATGGTTCTTGATTATTTGTTCTTTTGTCAGATAACCAACTGCGGTACAAGCTGTCATATGATTGAGTTAATACAAATACATCAATAATGTTACTGAAACTTGGATCAATAATTTCATTAGTATCAGGAACGTGTGTCCATTCCAATCTCAATTCAGACAATGTATCTTCTCCCTGAGTTACATCAAAGAAACTGTCGGGATTATTTGGACGATCATCTTGGTTTTTGTCTTTCATAACAAGCAATACTTTATTATTTTTAAATACGCCTGTTTCTTGTCCATTCTCTGCAAATTCATATCCGTACACAAAGAAGCTTCCCAATAATGAACCTTGCTCAGAACTTACATCAATTTGATCTCTAAACTTTTTATTGCTTTCACTTTGTAGCTTGTATTGATTTCCAATATTACCAAACTCAATTTGTGAGCTTTCAATTGAATATCTAATTATACGATTTGTAATAATATACCTATTGATATTTGTTGTAGTATCATAATCTACATTTATCATCCATCCAATGTCTGTTCCTGGATTTTCATTTAAGGTCCACTCAGTGTTAATATAATCATAATTTATTGCAAAATCACGCTTACTTAACAGTGCGTCAATAAACAATTGTCTTTGCGATACTGTAAACTTTCTTGTAAATGGTGGATAAATTATTTCAATTTCCGCACCATCAGGAACACGAGTATCAAAAACAACTGCGCCCAATCCTCGATTATCTAAACCGGTTGGATTACCATTGTTGTCTTCTACTCCCAAACCGTCATTGTAAATTCTAGAAATCTTAGTCCAATATTCCACGCTGCCTTGTACCAGTTTAACTAATGAACCAACTTTGGCATGCTTGAGATAATTAACTGTTGATTTTCCCAATCTCTGAATAGTACCAGCGTCATTAACAAAGTTACCAGTACTAATGTCTGAATTAATATTTGGTCTGCTATCCCAAACAAACTTTTGATCATCTGGGTTGCTTGCGCCATCATACTCAGTGGTTTTTAAATTTATAAACGCCTCTCTATTAGCATCATAATAATAGTTAATCACTTCATCATCATATAATAATGGAACAATCTGGTTATCAAAAATAACCGACTCAACTGTACTGTTGCTAAATTGTGATTTTGTTAATTCTTCTCTTTTAATTTCACCATCTGTTGCATATAGTCTCAAACTAGTATATGCACCTGTTGGGTCTGTAATATCAACGTATCTACTGTGTCCACTATGTGTGCGGTTGATACTTTTAATCTTTTTAATTGCTTCGCTTTGGCTTACTAGATAATTGTTATAATCATCTGCTGTAATCATTCTATCTTGTGCGCTGTATGCTCGTGGTGCGTTAACACGGATACTATCCAATGTTTCGCTCTCACTTGCTGTTAGCACACTGTTTTTAAGCTGTAGCTCAATTGCAATTGTATATGTATTTCCATCAATACCTTTATACTTGACTGCAATCTTTTTATTTCCAATATCATCAGGACGTAAAACATATGTTTGGTTGGCGCTTGGACGATACCAAACACGAATAATACCACTTGGTTGATTACCAAATGCATTATCAGCAAACTGCACTGAAATTTGATTATCTTTGCGTGTCTTTACACTAAAGATATCACGCACGCCTGCGTCTATAGTGTTAAATGCTGTACTGTTTCCAAACACACTGTCAACTTTGGTCCAATCTTTGATTGGATTGCCATCAGCATCAATTGTTTGTACCCATACATCACTATTGTTTATGTTGTTGATATTCACATCCAAAGACTGCTCGCCAATGCTAGAGTCAATTTGAAAGTCTTGAAATTGTAACGAACCTTGTTTAAATCCAACAAAGAAACCAGTATTGTTACTGCTAATACCCTTGCCATCATTTTTATAAATTACACTAAATGCGCCGTTGGGATTGGGACTATTTTCCTCAATTGACTTCTGTGTACTGTTGTATGTTAATCCAATAGCATCAAATGATGAGCTGCTGCCTTGCACTTTTCCGTTAAACTGAAAGTTTATCTGATCAACAATACTATTAATATTATAAAACTGCACTAATGTATTACTAATAGTCGCTTGCTTGCGAGGACTACCAATCTGGTTACTTGGAGAAAATGCTGCATTCATTACTGTAACAAAATCATCTAGATTGTCAACACTTGTTGAACTTTCATAACGAATTTCTTGACCACCAAGACTGGTGCCTTTGCTGCCAACAACTGGTTCATTTGTTTTTACACTTACTACTTTAAGTTGGCCAAACGCAGGAAGAGGGCGCTTTGGTTGGTAACCTAAAAATTCTGCAAGTTTAAAAACGCTTTCTTGACGTTGAGCTGTACTCAGGAAGTTGTTACGGCTGTTGATGTCATTGCGATATGCTAAACTATGACCAAAGCGAGCAATTAAATCTAGTATTGCTACAAACTCTGAACTTTCAATCCAGTCATTGTAATTTTCTGGGTAATTATTGCGAACATAATCAACCATTGATGTTCTAATCGTATCATAATCATACGCTTGGAAATCGGCATTAATATATGAATCGTAAACTGCTGCATAGTCCTCTGCTGCAAACATTCTAGACTGTCTTGCTTTTTGTGCCATTTTTAAAACTCTCTGTCTTCCTGAAATTCGTCGTCGAATTTTAATATCAAATCAGTGGCAGTTGTTGTGGGCAAATACATTAATTTAATGCTTACTGTTACTTCTCCAGCATCATGCACTACTATTACATTTTTTTCCATTAACTCAAAACGTGGATCAAACGTAACTACATCACTGACATCTTGTTCAATGAGATAGAGTGTTTGATCATCAAGTGGTTGGAATACATATAAAGGCAGATTGCTGCCAAACTCGGGATTAGTCCATTTCTCACCCTTGCGGATATTGAAATGATTCTTTAAATCCTGCTTTGCAAGCTCTAGATCTGTTAGATATCTAGCATCATATTGCTCGCCAACTGTTGTATAACCGATTATCTTCTTCATAAAGATATTTATCTAAAAAAATCTAAGGTTTTTTTAGGCTGGTAAGTCTGCTATACTTTTATTGACAACCAATAAATTTTCTGGCCATTGCAAATATTGTTGCCAGATTTCATCGGGAATTGTTAAATTATAGTTTCTAGCCGCATTGTTGATTTCATGCCAGCTGGGTTTATGTGGACTTTTAATAGGACGTTGTAACTTATTGCTTTTTTTGACGTTGCATGGTCCACATGAAGTTACACTATTTTCCCAGATTAACTTGCCGCCACGGCTTTTGGGAATTACATGATCGATTGTCAGATCTCCATGACTAAATTTATCACCACAGTACTGACATTGGTAATTATCTCTTACATATAAGTTACGCCGGGTAAATTTTGCTCTTTGTGGTTGTTTATGATACCTTGTTAAGATAATAACGCTGGGCATTTTCATCTTAAAGTTAGCACTGCGTATTTCATGGTTGTAATACGTTTCTAAAACTCTCGCTTTATCGGAAAAAACAGCCTTTATTGCACTCTGCCAACTAATTGTACTTAGTGGAAGATACGTTAGTGGTTGTGCATCTGCGTTGAGCAATAGTACGCTAGGCAAGTGATATTCCTTTTTATTTTATGTATTTACCTTAACCACTTCTCGCTGTCTTGATAATGTCATCTTAGGTAAAAATCTTTTTGTTTCGGCATAGTATACATTCTCTGCCTGTTGTATGCTGATACTATCCGTAAAGTTATCGGGATAATTTTTTCTTAATGCCTGTAACCCTTGCTCTTTGATTAAACTTCTATCTTTGTACGGACCATAGTCGCCTAGCATTATAATTTTTGCTTCGCCTTGTCTTACCATCCTATTTGAACCGCTCATTGTTAATGCAGTTGCAAGATACTCCCATTGTTTGTTTTTGATAAACGGCAACAAATCAAACTTACGATCCTCAGTGCCAACTTTATCAAAACTACCAGTAGAAAAGTAAAGGCTTACCAGTCCATCATACTGTGACTGTGTTAAAAAGTCAAGAGGGAAAAGACGTTTAAATTTTCTTTCTGCATTTTTATAATTCT